CCTCGCCAATGGCGACATTGTAATACCGTTATCAGAACTTGACCGCAACGCACGAACCAACGTAGCAAACCTGCTCGTACAAGGCTTAGACCAAACCTCTATGCGTATCGCATCAACAATGCCGATGCCATTCTTCCCACCAATCAAACAAAACAACGCAGACTCACAAGAACAAGCACGCCTTCGCAAAAAAATCATTTTGTCATACTGGGACAAAAACAAAATGGGACTCAAAATGCGTCGACGTGCAAGACACTTCCTTGCATACTCATCCAGCCCAGTATATTTGCGCCCAGATTTCAAAACGTTGACACCAACCTGGTCTATCCGCAACCCGTTAGACACTTACGCTGCACCAAACGAAGACCCAGACAACCTAGTACCAGATGACACAATTTTTACGTACACCAAAACCGCTCAATGGCTTATCGACCATTACGGTTCACAAGTTGTTGGCAAACTGCGCATGGGGCGTGTGACACCAGACTCACGTTTCACCATCCTCGAATACTGCGACGACATGGAAATCGTTTTGTGTGTTATGGGTGCGCCAGTCGCAGAAGGAATGACACCACCAGAACGAGCAGGTTTAGAAACCATTGAACTGGAACGGATGCCAAACCGTACAGGTATGCCACTGTCCGTTATCCCAAGTCGTATCTCATTAGATACCCCTAAAGGACAATACGACGGTGTACTCGGAATGTATTTCACACGCGCACGTTTACAAGCACTCACAGAAATTGCTATCGAACGCGGCATCTTCCCAGACGAATACTTGGTGGCACGCGCAGGCGAGAACCCTGAAATCATCCAGATGGCTGACGGAAAAACAGGTCAGTTAGGTGTTGTTAAGGGTGGTGACATTCAACAACTACAGACCAACCCAGGTTACAAAACAGATACAGCCTTAGACCGTCTCGAACGCCAAGAGCGACTTGAGGGTGCTATCCCTGCAGAGTTCGGTGGCGAATCAGGCACCAACATCCGTACAGGTCGCCGCGGCGAAAACGTACTCTCATCAACAATTGATTTCCGTGTACAAGAAGCCCAAGCAGTATTTGAACAAGCCTTGTACGAAGAAGACAAAATTGCTATTGCTATTGAACTTGCCTATTGGGGCAATCAAAAGAAATCGTTTTTCTTACAAGGACGCGCATCAGGTGGCATGACCAACTATGTGCCAAACAAAGTATTCGAAACAGACTTCCACTACGTCTCATACCCATCATCAGGTTCAGATGTTAACGGTCTTATCGTAGGTTTAGGTCAAAGACTAGGTACAGGTTTGATGTCAAAAGAATCTGCCCGTGAATCCGACCCGTTGATTACTGACCCTGAACTAGAAAAAGACCGCATCACATCCGAATCAGTAGAAGCCGCATTGCTATCAAGTATTCAGACACAGGCTGCTGACCCTAACGGACCATACCAACCAGATGACCTTGCATACCTAACAATGCTTACTGTGGAAAAGAATATGAGTTTGTATCAGGCTGTACAAAAAACTCAGCAACGCGCACAAGAACGTCAGGCTGCGATGGCACCACAAGGCGCACCAGAAACTATGCCAGGACTAGCAATGCCAGGTATGGGTGCAGAACAACCAACAGCACCAGCAGGACCACCAAACATTCAAACACTACTAGCACAACTTGGTGGACCACCAGCAGGCGCAGCAGCACAACCAGGAACACCAGGAGCAGTACTCAGTTTAGGGGGGAGATTATAAATGGCAGCATACGGACAACGCACCGATTTGAACATGGCACCATCAGCGGTACCAGGACAAACATACGGTGAAGCAGGCGCACAGATGGCTGCTCAACGCGCAGTACCAATGGGCGCACCAGCCGCACCTACAGCACCACAAGGGATTCAACCTGGCGCACAAGGACCATTAGACCGACCAACAGACCGACCAAACGAACCTGTAACCGCAGGCGCACCATTTGGACCAGGACGCATGGGAGAACAAACAGCATACGCTGGACCAGTCGGTGGTGATTCTGTTCTTGATGAACTACGTGCGCTATACGCAAAATTCCCAAACAACGATTTGGCTGACATGATTGACTCTTATATTCGCGAAGGATACTAATGGCTGTATTTTCAGCGAATGACCCTGTATACCAAAAAACAGCAATCAAATCAGTAACAGGGAACATTGCCAATCAAACAAAACTAGAAGCAACAGCATTACCACAAGTCGCCGCAAACGTTGCTGCTATCTACAAACAATCGCCTTGGGTGTCGCCATCCGTTATCTTGTCGCTGGCAAAAGGCAACGCATCGCAACCAGTAATTGATGCCGCATCGTCAATTGGAATGAAACAATACATTGCCAACAACGACCCACAACCAGCAGAAAAAAAGGGTTGGTTTGAAAGAAACGTTTTTGACAATCTTAAATCTGTTTCAAGATGGTCATTTGCTGCACTCGATTTAGTTCCACAACTAGCACAAAACGCTGCATCACAAATCTTTTCGTCTAACGACCCTGCTGGTCACGACGGATGGTTCGCATCAACGACACTTGGCACCATGATGGCTGCCGCTCAAGGGAAAATTGACCCTAAGACTGGCAAACCTATTTCGGCTGGCGACGGATACCTATTTGGTGGAACCGCTGCAGAAACACAAGCAGAACGCGCACGCCGATTCCGTGGAACAATCAACGGTTCAGCATGGACAGTAGGACGTGGTTCAGCAAGTCTTGTCTTTACACCAGGTTCAAGAGAATACGGGATACTTTCAGGCTTTGTAGACGCTGCAGTAAACCTTTACGCAGACCCAACAATGATTGCTGGAGAAGCACTGCGAGTTGCCAAAACTGGTGAACAAGCAAAAGGTTTAATTGGCACACGCAAAATTGCTGGGTTCCTTGGCGGAAAACTAAACGAACTTGGCATTATCGAAAGCAACGTCATACCTGCACTCAAAACTGCCGACGAACTTGCTGCCGCACAACGGATTGCGCGTGGAGAAGCAGGACTAAACGCTAAGGAAAGCATTGCATTTAAACACTCTGACTATATGCAATGGATAACAAGCAACCATAAAGCAGCCCGTTTAACAAAAAATCTTGCTGATATTGCAAGCAATGTAAAAACAACAATCACAGCAGGAAAACTTGTCAAAGGTGAAGCATCAGCGGCACGCGCTAAAGGTGTTCTTGAAATTATAAAACAATTTAAAGGCAACATTGATATTGAAACAGCAACAAAATTTCTTGAACTAGACACTCTCGAAAAACAACAAGCGTTTCTTGGAGAAACTGCAGCACGACTAGTTGGTCAACTTGAGGGAATTGCATCACCAGAAAATGTCATGTTGCCACGTCACATTACAGACCTCGGTGGAGTGGGAGCAACATCAGCGTTACGAAAATCTGCACGTGAACGTGTACCGCTATATCGCAACATACGTAACTCTCGATGGTTTACAATGGTTCCAAAAACAACAACCGCTATTAACGGTACTGGTCTTGAAAAAGCGCAAGCAGTTCTCACATATGAACGCTACGCCAAAGGAATGAAGTTAGATAAAAATAACCCTGAAGCATTTGCCATGTTTATGGGAAAAGTTGTTAATGCCTTTAGTGAATCAGATGTAACTGTTGCCAAAGATGCAATTGACACCATTTTTGATGACATGGTAGTTACTGCACTTAAAGCATCTGGTGAAGATGAGCGGTTAGCAACAAATATAACAAAATATATGCGCGATAAATTAAACGAACAACGCGCTTTTAACTTAAACGACCTTGGTAAACCAGACGATGGTGGGCTTGTTAAGTCGCTAACTGACACATACCAAATTGCAAATAGAGCATTAAGAGATGTTGAACCACAAAACTGGGAGAACGCTGTACTCAATGGTCCTGGAGCGTTAGTCGAACTTGCAGACAATGTTCATGTGCTTCCAAACTTTAGAAAAATGCGTGCGTTAACAGCAAACCCTGCAGTACGAAGAATGGTAACCAGCGGCGGTGGTGAAACACGTAAAGGTTTAGAAATAATTGAATTTATCCAAAACGATGTTTGGAAAAAACTTACACTCATGCAGGGTGGATACATCATGCGCAACATGTTTGATGCGCAATACCGTATTGCAACTACTGGTCTTAAAGGATTTTTCAATCATCCTTTCCAATACGTCCAATATGCGATGCTTGACCGTGGTGTAGGAAACATTATTGGTGACGAATTTGATAACGCTATTGCGGATAAAGCAAGAAACTGGGAAGATGGATTAGACAACTTCCAAGAAGCACTTAGTTCTGGCATGTACAGAAACATGGAAAACGAACAAAACGTGTTAGAAGCCCAGTTCCGCAACAAAGACATGGGGCAAGTAACACGGGCTGTTGATGCCACATCGCACACAAACGGATACGTAGACAACCTTGCCATCATCAATGCTGACCCAGTTCTCCGTAGGGTTGCAATGCTACAAGACCCAGTTCTCAATTTGACAGTTCAGCAACGTACAGAAAAGATTGTTGAATTTTTGGGAACACAAGAAGGTGCAAAAGCACGCAAGATATTAGAAAAGTATGTTCGTGGTGGAATCAGGATTGCTGACCCAGTAACAGGGAAACGTTTGATTGTTAAATTTGGAAGAAACGACACAGACCAAGTTGTTGCTGGTTGGATTAACAAATTATCCGAAGCACGTGTAAACACAATCGTTCGCGGTGACGATGATTTGCGTTTTATTGTGGCTCACGGAGAAACACCACTTATGCAAAAAGGTGTTAAAGCACCAGAAATTCCAATGCGTTTAGACACTGTAGAATTGGCTGACCCTAAAAATGTAAAGAAAGCAGAAGTTGGCACAAAAGTTTTATTGGGTAAAGATGCCAATAAAAAAGATACCTATGGAATCATTGTTCGTATAGAGGATTCAAAATCGATTGACCCACTCACCCAACTTCCAAGTACGTTAAAAACCGCAATCATTCAGCCAGTTGCACAGGACCGTGCGTTCACTCGTGACTATTTGGGCAGCCAACAGTTAAGAGATTTGGTTGATTTTAAAGGTAACGCTGGAATTAACCCAGTTACAGGAAAAACTTATTTAGCAGAACAAGTTAAAGTTGCTACAAGAGGTATTCCGAAAGGTGACGCTGAAGGCAAACGTGCTTTGGCTGCATGGAAATCTGGAACAGACTTTTTCTTCCAAGGACTATATGGGCGTGCATCTAAGACTTTAGAAAAATCTGTTGTATATCGACAACTATATTATAAAGAAGTTGCCGCTAATGCCGACTTACTTTCTCCAACAGAAGCCAAAAAACTTCTTACACAAATTGAATCTTTTGCTTCAGATGCAGGGACAACAGCAGAAAAATATGTTGGCAACAAGAACATCCTCAAAAAAATTGAAGAGTCAATACAAACCCCAGGCGATGGAACTATCAAACAATTAGAGCAATACTCGTCAGCAGTAGCCCTACGCGACACAAAAGAACTTCTATACAACGCTGTTGACAGGTCGAACCTTGAAGACATTTTGCGTATTGTCATTCCGTTCGGTCCAGCATGGAAAGAGGTTCTTGGAACCTATATGAACTTGATGATTGAAGACCCATCACGTATCCGCCATGCCCAATTAGCCTTTACTGGTGCAACCAAGTTTGACCCAGACCAAAACGGTCAAGGTTTTTTCTACAAAGATGCCGTCACTGGTGATTACACGTTCAACTTCCCTGGTTCTGGATGGTTAGCAAAACATCTAACTGGGTTGACTTCGCCATTACAGGGCAACGTAAAAGGTTTGTCGATTGGTTTGGGTGTTCTCCCAGGTATCGGACCGATGGCTCAAGTCGCGGCATCAAAAATCATTCCAGATACACCACAGTTTGATGAGATAACAAAAATCTTGTTGCCATATGGACGTAAAACAAACATCGAATTTATGCCAGCGTCAATTAGGCGTCTTGGTGAAGCAATCGCAGGCAATACACAAAACCTCGAAACCGTATATGGAAACACATATATGGAAGTAATTAGAGTGTTGTCAACATCTGGTGAGTATGACTTGACCAATCCTAACGAAAGAGAAAAACTGTATTCAGATGCTAGGTCGAAAGCAAAGATTCTTGCTGGTATGCGTGCTATTGGACAATTCTTGGGACCAACTTCACCTTCATTAGAGTTTGAGGTTTCTTCTAAAGATGGCGATATTTATGCAACCAAACTTGTTCAAGAGTTCCATAAGTTGCAATCAGAAAACTATGACACTGCGGTACAAAGATTTTTGGAAACATACGGCGATGATGCGTTTCTGTATATTTCCTCAAAGACTCGTTCCATCGAAGGTGGTCTGGAAGCGTCAGACGCATTTGGTGATTGGGAACGTGACCCTGAAAATAAAAACTTATTCAACATGTACCCAGATGTCGCAGGATACATGGCACCACCTGGAGATAACTTCTCATTTCAAACCTGGAACCGCCAACTTACCACTGGTAAACGTGAACGCCTAACAGACCGTGAGATGGTAGCCCAAGCAGAGTTCCGTATTGCAGCATCAAAGTATCGTGCGCTAAAGAACCAACTTGGCAACTCTCCAACTGCCAACCAAAGAGAATGGTTGAGCCAATGGAAAGACCAACTTTACAAACAGTATCCAGGGTATTTCACTAGTGCAGGGTTTGACCCAACAGAGTTCCCACGCAAAATTAAACAGATGCAAGACATGATAACCAGCCCAGTGTTGAAAGATAATGCGGCTGCTATAGCCCTCAAACAATATCTAGCAGCACGCGACAAAGCCCTTGCTTCTATGGCTAGTGCTGGATACAAAAATCTTAGTTCGAAGGCTGCCCAACCGCTGAGGGACTGGTTGAGTAGTATTGCATCTATGCTTGTAGTACAAACCCCAGAATTTGCACGCATTTTTGAACAAGAACTTGCATCGGAAGTAGACCAATAATGGCAATGAAACCAATGGATAAAACCAAAACAGGTGATGGAACATCAACGGATTCTGCACCTGTAACCGTAGACCCAAATTTGAGCGCAAATGCTCCAGCACCAGAGGGTTCATCAGGCAGCGCAGATGTTTTAAGAAAAGATGTAAAACTTCCAGTGCGTCGTGTTGTCACAACCGCACAAGGTTTGTCATCAATGAACATTGCTAAGGGCGAGTTCTCCAATCAGACAATGACTGCATCATCACCAAACTCGCGTTCTCAAACAGTTGAGTTTGATTACACTGGTCAACAACTAGTCAACAACCGCGGTGTCCCTGAACGCGGTCAATATGATGTCACCAAAGAAGCAGCCAGTATTCTTACTGGTTTAAGTCCTGACGTACGACGGGGTTTGGTGGCAGTCATGCAAAGCCACGGTATGTACGGTGGCTCAAAACCAAGCAACACCTTGGTGCAGTCGGTTGATATTGGCGCAACCCAAGAATTTTTGTTATTTGCAAACTCTCAAGGTGTAACCGTTGACGTAGCAATGGGTCTTCTTAAAAACAATTACCCTGCTGTTGCTGGTACTGGCAGACGTTTTAGACCGCCAGCACGTCAAGATGTGATGTCTGTGTTTGAGGAAGCCATTGGACGTATCCTTGGTCGAGCAGCCACTCCTGGTGTAACAGAACGTTTTGTTAAAGCCTTTACTGAAATGAATAGAAAAGAATTTGCTGGTGGGGAAACTGCACCTAATGTTCAGGCGGCTGCTGAGGCACAGATTAAACAAGAGTTTGGTCCAGAGGCACAGGCTGTTGGGGCATTGTCGTTGATGAATGTTCTTGATAAAGCAATTAAAGGAATCCAATAATGACACCACAGGAAACAGAACTTGAAAAAGCACAAACTGCTTTACGTAATGGCGAGGTGTATACCTATAAAGGTGTCAAGTATTCACTTACCAAACTTCGCGATGAACTTATCCCTGCGCTGAAAGATGATGTTCTTGCAGAACAAACCCGTATTGATGCTGAAACTAAAGCAAAAAATCTTGAATCAAGCACAGAAGCCGATGTTAAGAATCAAACAAAACTATCTATTAAACGTGCTAAAAGTTTAAAAAAGGACGCTGAATTTTCTGCAGGGGTTGCTCTTACAAAATTTAACGATGGTGATATATCCGAACAAGAATATCTAACTGCGTTAGAGTTGCCCAAGAAAATTCAGGCAGATATTACTGCGATGGAATCTGGTTCTGTTAATGCGAAACTTGGTGCTGGTCGAACTTATGAAATTATTGGCGAGACACCAGAGAGTGCAGCAACCACTGGCACCCAACCAACCACTGCTGGTGGACGAACACTTACAGCGGCTGAATCAAAGGCTGCAACAACAGGAAGAACTCTGAAAGAACCAACTGGCGTGGCTCCAGTTACCACAGACACCACTATTACTAGCACTACTCCCACCAATGGGGCAACAACCCCAACTGATACGGTAGGTAAGCGTAAAGCCTATGTAGACGCGCAACTAGCAACACAAAAACTTGAAGACACACCAGCAAACCGCAAGAAACTGCGTGAAGAGTTTAACGCAACACAACCCGCTGGAAAAACCACCGTTGTTGACACTGCATGGGAAGCAACCTTCAAAGAAAAGTTCCCATCAAAAGCATGGCTACTAACAGAAATCGATAGAGCAAAATACCCGCAACTATTCTCCACTATTCAAAATGCTATTACCACCAAAATGTATGACTCCACAACTGGGTTAGCACTTTTTGAAGAACAATTAAAAGGAACCGATTTCTTTAAAGAGATTTCAACATCAGGAAAAGTACAAGAAATTAAAAAACTTGTTGGGAACCTTGGATTTGACACAACAGATTTTGTTCAGTTTGTTAATACTTCTATTAACTTTGGTTGGACTGGCGACAAACTCAAACAAGAAACATACAAGAACGCATTTGACACCGACCCTGGCACTGGGAAGTACCTTAACCCTAATGCCGTATCCAGAGTAAGAGCATCTGCCGATTATATTAGTACCCAAAATATCGCTAAACAATTTTTTAATATGAACCCGTCTGAAACAGATGTTCTTAAAGTTTTGACTGGTGAGCAAACGGCTGCTGACTATGAAATGCAACAACGCGAATTTGTTAAAAACATAGAATCATATAAGCACCTTGCGCCATTGTTGGATTTGGGTTTAACAATGACAGGTATTGCAGACAGGTACAGAAAGACCGCAGCCAATTTGCTTGAGGTAGATGAAAATTCTATTGATATGTCTACCGCGAACTATGAACAAGCGTTGACCTATAACGATAATGGCAAAATGCGTTTGATGACTAACGGTGAGTGGGAGAAGTTGTTGCGTACTGACCCACGTTATAAATGGGAATTTACAAATAATGCTAAAAGCGAAGCGAGAAGTTTGTCTTCTAACATTGCTCAGGCTCTTGGAAAGGTGGTCTAGTTATGTCAATGATGGACTTTAGTGGTGTTGATTTTGGTTTTGGTTTAGAAGGTCTTAATGAAGCGTTATCTAAATTTCGTGACGCTGAGGGTAGGGGTATTGCTGATTCTGGATACGACCCATCCACACTTCAAGAACCCAGTCCCACCGCCACGGGCGCGACTGGTGCCACTGGTTTGCCAGCAAAAACAGTTACAAATACCAGTAGTTTCACTATGGCTGGTCGCGAGATAACACGCACAACATACAGTGATGGAACATACTCTGATGACGATAACGGTCCAGCCGAAACATTGCAAGATATTTATAACGCAAACAAGGCTATCGAAACATCGCAGAGCAATGAGTCAATGTCCTCAATTCTTTCAAAGACATTAGAGTTCTATAACATCACCGACCCACAACTATTGGCTGATGTCAAGTCTGCTGTGGCAGATAGACGTTTAACTGGAACATCAAGCATCGATGATATTGGTATCCAGTTACGCGAATCACCTGCGTTTCAGGCACGTTTTGCAGCCAACGAAGTACGACGTAAGGCTGGAAAACCAGTTTATTCGGTTACGCAACTACTGCAATTGGAGACCTCATATCGCCGTAATCTGGCTGATGCTGGTATGCCAAAAGGTTTCTACGATGACCCAGTATCTTTGCAGAACTTTATTGTTAATGATGTGTCGCCAGATGAGGTGCTTGCTCGTGTTCAACTGGGATTTCAAGCAGTAAGAGATGCCCCTAAAGAGGTGGTAAATCAAATGAAAAGCCTATACAACATTGATGACACCCAGTTGGCAGCCTTCTTTTTGGACCCAACAAAAGGTAAAGACATTGTTCTTCGGGCGGCTGATGCGGCACAAATTGCAGCCCAAGCCAAGGTTGCTGGCGGCATGACACTGGATACTATTCAAGCAGAGAATCTTGCACGGGCTGGTGTCACAACACAACAAGCCCAAGCAGGGTTCTCCCAGATAGGTCAACAAGCAGGACTGTACCGTCCACTAGAAGGTGAGCAAGCCATCACTCAAGAGGACATCCTTGCTGGAACTTTCACAAACGAACAAGCAGCGCAGCAACGTATTGCCCGTCGCCGACGCAGCCGTACCGCGACATTTGAACAAGGTGGAGGGTTCGCTGAACAGAACTCCCTCACCCAATCAAACCGCAACGTAGGACTCACCACGGTAGGACAATAAACACATCTGTCATAAGACTGTGCTACAGTAAAACTACCTACACGGGAACCCCCCGACCTGTGTGGAGCCATATGGGGTGACCAATCAACCGCAGCCACCACGTACCTCGGACATGGTGTGGGCAGAAACGAGAGTGCCATATGTCAGATATTGACAACTACGACAACGAAGACCAAATGGAATCAAACCAAAACCCTGTTAGGGCAAGGATGAAACAATTGGAGAAAGAAACCGCCGACCTACGCAAATTGGTAGCGGAATCTGAAGTAGCAAAAAGAGAACTAGCGTTCGTGAAAGCAGGCATCGACCTCACTGCACCAGCGTCAAAGTACTTTGTTAAAGGCTACGACGGAGAACTTTCCCCAGAAGCCATTAGGGATGCCGCTGTTGAGGCGCAACTGATTAGTCCCCCAGATTCCACCCCTAGCAGAGAAGAAGCAAACGCTTGGCAACGAACCGCAAAAATTGCGGCAGGAACCCAAACAACGCAACCACCTGTTGACTGGACTCGAAGGCTTAACGACGCACGAAGCCCTCAAGAAGTAGATTCAATTTTGGCAGAAGCACGAATAGCACTACAAAATTCGTAATCACTTCTACACAAAGGAAAAATAATCATGGCAGGCGAAACCCAACTCTCGTCTCTGTCTGTTGACCAGGTAGCATTTGACCGTCTCGCATATTTTGCGTTGCGTTCAGAACTCTTGTTCGACCAGGCAGCAGACGTACAACCAGTACAGCAGGCAATGCCAGGAACTGGCGTCACGTTCACAATTTTCAGTGACATTTCAGCAGCAACGTCAACACTGAACGAAGTGACCGACGTTACACCTACAGCATTGTCTGACAGCCAAGTAACCGTAACTCTTAACGAATACGGTAACGCAGTTGTCACCACAGCCAAGTTGCGCGGAACAGCGTTCTTGGATGTTGACTCAGCAGCAGCAAACATCATTGGTTACAACGCAGGCGATTCAATCGACCAAGTTGTCCGTGAAGTTCTATCGGGCGGAACAAACGTTTCGTACGGTGCTGGTGGTTCAACATTGCCAACGAGCCGTGTAACGGTTCAGGCTGAAGACATCATTGCAGCAAGCAACGTCCGTAAGGTCGTAGCCCAGTTGCGTGGAGCAAACGTAGCAACCTTCAACGGTTCCTACATCGGCTTCATCCACCCAGACGTTTCATACGACTTCCGTTCAGCAACGGACGCAGCCGCATGGCGTACGCCAGCGAACTACGTTGACCCATCGGGTATCTACAATGGAGAAATCGGCTTGTTTGAGTCGGTACGTTTCATTGAGACACCACGCGCAAAGGTTCGTGAAAACGCTTCGAACGGTACCAGCACAACTGGTGCAGTCGATGTTTATGACACTTACATCATGGGTCGTCAGGCTCTTGCCAAGGCATACTCAGCACAAGATGGTAACGGCGCAGTGCCGAAGATTGTTCGCGGTAACGTGACCGACCTTCTCATGCGTTTGCAGCCATTGGGTTGGTATTGGCTTGGTGGCTACGGTCGCTTCCGTGAGGCAAGCCTCCGTCGCATTGAGTCTTCTTCCTCAATTGCAACTAACGTCTAATTAGATAGATGTGGCTTTAGCCCCCTGCTTCGGCGGGGGGCTTTTGCTTTTGGTATAGTATGTTGAACGAAAGGTTTGTATGTCTATTTCTAATTATGCAGAATTAAAGATTTTGGAGCACACCACGGGTAAGACTGCGTGGACTATGCCAACGACTGTGTATGTGAAGTTGCATACTGCTGATGCTGGTGAGGCTGGTACTACTGCGGCTGCTACCGAGACAACTCGTAAGGCTGCTGCGTGGGCTACTGCTGCTTCTGGAGCGATTGCTACTTCTGCGACTATGGAGTGGACGAATGTTTCTACTACAGAAACGTATAGCCATTGGTCTATGTGGGATAACTTGACTGCTGGTAACTGTTTGTGGACTGGTGCGTTGTCGTCGTCTGCTGCTGTGACTGCTGGCGATACTTTTCAAATCACCGCACTCACACTGTCGCTCGACTAGGTAGGTAGCCCCTAGTGGCTATTACAGCGGTTACAGGGTTCGTTGAACCGTTTAAGAACACTCACCCGTTTTATAGGTATGGGTATGTTAATGCCACACGCACGGCTTCTGGTAGTGGTGTTGGTACTCAAACTGCGAGCGGTGCGAGGGCTATTGTTGTTACTGCTACAGCGTCAGGGTTGGGTACTGCTTCTTCTACAGCAAGCGTTCTTCGTGCAAGGTCTGCTACTGGCAGTGGTGCTGGTACTTCTTCTGCATCAACCCTAAAGGTTGCTATACGCACTGCTACGGGTTCTGGTGTGGGAACAATGGATTCGACAGGCAATGTCATCCATTTCTATTTGCAAACCGCAACAGGTTCTGGTACTGGTTCGGCAACAGTAACCTCTATTCGTGTTCCAGTAAGAACTGCAATAGGTTCGGGTTTGGGTACGGGAACAGCCGATTGGAATGTGAATCCTGTGAGAAGTGCCACAGGTGCAGGCACAGGTTATGCCACTACAATCAGCATCCATGTTGTTGTCAGAACTGGTACGGGTGCGGGAGATGGAACGTCAACATCATCCCCACGTCTCACGGCTATCCGTACAGCGTCGGGTTCGGGTGAGGGAACATCGACAACGGTTGGCGCAAGAGCACTGTTCAGAACATGCACAGGTTCAGGATTAGGTACAGGCACAGCCAACTGGGATAAATCACACATCTTCCGTGTGCCAACAACCAGTACATACCCGTTTGCTGAACGCCTCGGACAAGAAGGCGCTGACCGATTGTTCTCTTTCGTGCCGCAAGGTATACGCCAATACAACCTGTTCAAACTGACCGATGGTACATACCAGATAACTGACCCACGTATGCCTGAACGCATAGTCAAGGTGTACTACGGTGGGCATGATAACTTCTTAGATGCTACTGAAATAGCAGAACTTACAGCAGCAGGATACGGAGCAAGCATAACCTGATGGCAACTTTTAGACCACCAACCGATGACTTTGTTGTACCAGTAATCATCTCAAGCATCTACAACCAAGGGCAACTTTCCAAAGAGGAACGTATCGCTAACCGTTTAGGTGGTCGCATCACACCATCTGCCAGAGGTCGCAATATATATCTTTTAACAGATGGGTCATACACAGATAATCAGCCTTCAACGTTTGCTGTTATATCCAAAACCTATTACGGTGGACATGACATTGAAATCGATGCAGCAGAACAAGCATCGTTAACGGCTGCAGGATACGGAACATACATTTCGTGAAACATCAAGAAACACATCCCGACCTCGATGTCGAAGGATGTTTCGGTTGCCGTGTTGCAGGGGTACGTATGGGTGTCAACACCACTACCAGTCGCGGGAGTAAGGTGGCAGAAATCAATACAACAGAACGTAACTGGAACAAAGATATGCCAGCATACAAACGTCTTCGTGCGGATGGTTTACAACCGAAGAAGATTGATGGTGCTGCCAACGTAGAGAAAAGAGCGCAAGAAGGATGGCAAGTGGAAACAGGGATTCTTCCAACTATCTAAACGTTGTTGGTGTCAACATCGAAAAAGTTGGTTACGGCAAAATGGTTGTCGGCTTACGCAATGCGTTATCGGAAAAGGTAACACTTGCCGAAGATGCTGAACATGTTGTTTTTGCCTTAAGACCGAACCTGATTAAAGGCTGGCAACGTACACAGGTACCGCATTTGTTGACTATGTGGGAAACAAACTGGTTGCCACCAGAGTTCTCTGATTATCTACAAAACTTTAGTAAGGTGATTGTTCCTTCGTTGCATAACTGGGAACTGTTCTCACAATTCCATGATGATGTGCATATGATTCCGTTGGGTGTTGACCGTGCTATGTGGTGTCCGTCACAGGATAAACCTGAAGGTAAGTTCCGTATCATGTGCGGTGGTTCAGAGTGGTATCGCAAAGGCATGGATGTGGTATTGGAAGTGTTTAACAAGTTGCAGTTACCCGACGCAGAGTTACATATCAAGATTGTTCCGCCGCATCTGTTCGCACCCAAAGACTTGGAATACCCAAACGTAATAGTGCACCGTGACTGGCTGACCGTGGAACAAGAACGTGACCTAGTTCGTTCAATGCACGGGTTTATATCTGTGTCCCGTGGTGAAGGGTTTGGGTTGATGCCGTTACAGGCAATCTCTGCTGGTATCCCAACCATCCTTTCTGATGCTCATGGTCATCGAGAGTTCTCCAACCTTGCCACCCATCGCATACCCACGACCAGTGTCCCTACCGCTAAAGGTGTTTGGCAGGACATGGGCAACTGGGATGAACCTGACGCAGATGCTTTGGCTGAAGCCATCAAAGATTTATATAACAACCGTGACAAGTATCATCGTCAGGCAATCCTGACAGCCCCACAAACAGCAGCGTTCAATTGGGACACAGCCGCCGACCAAGTACTTCAAATTATCAAACCTTCTGCAAACCAGATACCATTTGACTGGATGCCATTGGAACCCACATGCGAAATACAGGTATCACGCCGTGTTCAAGCAACCATTGGCGGTCATACTGTGAAGATGATTCCAGGGGAAACGTATACTGTAGTGTTGAATGTGCGCGATACTTTGCGCGAATCAGGATACCTATTGGAGACAGCATGAAAAAGCCATCTAAAGCGATGAAGAAAACCCAAAAGGTTATGCACGAATATAAGGCTGGGACACTTCATTCTGGCAAGGGTGGTCCTGTGGTAAAATCTCGCAAGCAGGCTATCGCTATTGCCCTGTCTGAAGCCAAACAAATCAAAAAGAAAGGCAAGTAATTATGTCCGCTAAAGGCGAAATGTACAAGTCCAAGGGTGCTATGAAAAAGCATGAAAAGGGCGAAAGCAAAAAAGATAAGATGATGGAATATGGTAAGCCAATGAAGAAGGCTAAGAAAAAGAAATAGATGACAACAGCAGCAACCGTCATTGATAGGACGTTGCGGCAACTACTGTCTGGAACGGTGGAGGCTCGTAACAAACTTGTCTCCACCATTACCAGCGGTGACACAAGTGTCGTTGTCACGTATGCTTTGGAAGGGTTGCGTGTTGGTCAAGTATTCGAAATAGATTCAGAACTGTTTTACATTTGGGCTGCCGATAGCGGAACCAAAGCACTAACTGTAGAACGTGGCTATAACGGGACTACTGCTGCAGCCCACACTGCTGGCGCAATTGTTACCATCAACCCACGGTTCCCTAGGGCACAATGTTTAGAAGCACTTGCTGATGAAGTAACCGATTTGTCTGCACCAATGAACGGGCTGTTCCAAATCAAAACCGCTGACATTGATTACAACGGTTCAGATGTGATGATTAACTTGACAGGCATTACAAACATTATCGACTTGCTTACAGTGTCGGTTAGATATATGACAACCGATTATCCAATAGCCCGCAAAGTTCGTCTCATCCGCGACCTGCCAACAGATGACTTTGCTTCAGGATTTGCTTTACGTTTCGACCAAGGAGTATTCCCTGGAAGACTTCGTATTGTTTATAAAGCAGCCTATGTAAAACCATCCACGGAATCAGTTGATGTCAATAGCACTGGTGGTGTACAGGATTCTGTTACAGACATTTTGGCTTTGGGTACACAGATACGTTTGATGTCACCACGCGAAGTGAAACGCAACTTCACCGAATCACAAGGTGACACACGACGTTCAGACGAAGTTGCTGTTGGTGCTGTAGGAAACAGTTTCAGCCAGTTGCAACGTTTACGTCGTGACCGTATCCAGGCAGAGGCATCAAGACTTTCGAGGGCGTACCCAACTTTTCTATCGAAGGATTAAACGGTGGCAGATAATCTTTTGCGTTTCACCGATTCGTTCTTTAAACCGCCGCCACGTTTCTTTGGTGGAGCAACTAGCACTTCTTTAGTACCAGACATTTTTCCTGTTGCTATTAACGGCAGACCATTCCTCATCGACCAGAAATCTAATCAGTTCACTAGAGGTTTTGAGCCGCGTGTCCGTGACTCTGTTGACCAGTCAACTAGCCCTGGTGAGGCTGCTATTAACCCTCAAGGTTTATGGCGTAGAGGTGAAACGTCTTGGCATTATGGTGCAGGACAAAAGTATGCTGACACTGCCGAAGCACAGGATTATAGATTCTTTTCTTCTAAGGGTATAAACCCTTGGATTAAGGGTCAGGTGACTTTGTTGAACACGGTTAAAGAATCGTTGGACTCTGCTAACACCAACCTGCTTATTGCTGCTACCGACACCCGTGTTTATGTTGTTGATGGTCAGACATTAAAATATACGACAGACCCGTTCGCTACTAGTCCAACGTGGACATCTGCTATAGGTTTACCTACTGGTCACACGCCGCGTGATATGGCTACAGATGGAACAAACATTTATTTGACATACGAGGGAACCAACAACACGCACGGGTTGTGGAAATATACGGCAGCAGACGTAGCATCCAACGTCGCTTACGGTCACCAACTTTATTATGTTGACTTTGTTAAAGGTCATCTTATGGTTTCTGGTAACTCAACTGGTGGCGCAACAGACCTTTACTATGACCCAGCAGGTCACATCGGTGGTGATGACTATGCCCACCCAATCAGCACATGGAACTGGGTAAGTTTCGCTGCAGGACAAAACGCTATCTACGCTGCAGGATATGCAGGTACCCGTGGTGCTGTCTACAAAATCACTATCACCTCGGCGGGTGTACTGGACCAACCTGTTGTTGCATTGGAACTACCTTCAGGTGAAATACCTTTAGTTGTTTACGGATACCTTGGTGGCATATTTGTTGGAACAAACAAAGGTGTACGTTACGCCACCACCGACTCAGCATCAAACCTTGTAGCAGGCGCACTCATCCCAACACCAGGCAGCGTCGTTTCTTTCACAGCCGAAGAACGTTACGTGTGGTTTAACTGGTCGCAATACGATGGCACTTCTTCAGGGTTGGGACGTTTAGACCTTTCAACTTTCATTTCGACCAACACCCCAGCCCATGCTTCGGACTTGATGTTGACTTCAACAGCGAACGTTTTGGCTGTGGCAACCTTCAACAACAAACGCATCTTCTCTGTATCAGCCGATGGTATCTATGTTGAAGACTCAGCAAACCTTGTCACTACAGCAGAACTGACCACAGGAACCTACCGTTGGGGTATCCCAGACCGCAAATTCGTAGCCAAATTTGATATTCGTTCCACACCCCTCTACGGAACTATCACCCCATCAATTTCATTGGATTCTGGCACATACCAGTCGATGTCACCACACGATTTGGCTTTGGCTACAGAGTCGGTGGCTACAGGACCACAATCCAAGTTCATTGAAGCACGTTTCAAACTGGACTTCACCCGCTACTCTGCTCTGGTTGGTCCAACTTTAACCCGATGGATGGCAAGAGCATATGCCACCCCAGCCCGAAGCCAAGTGTTCAGGGTACCTATTTTGATGCACCACCGTTTGCGTGTCCATGACACCGAATACTATTTTGATGTTGAAACAGAACTTCAAGCATTACGGGATTTAGTTACTAACCCACGTGTGATAAACTACCAAGAAAATACTGAAACATATTCGGTAGTTATGGAAGATTTAGAATTTCAGGTGATTGACGGATACCAGTCCAACTGGGACCTTGAAGGCACCTGCACTGTTACAATGCGTTCAGTACAAGATTAGGAGCAAAAATGGCATACGCAACGAGAAGGTCTTACGCTGGTGCGGCACCTGCTTGCACCCTGACCAACTCCATTACTGCTGGTGACACTTCTGCTTTGCTCACTGGCGATGTAACGAACTGGACTACCACTGCTTCAGGTCCGTTCTTTATGGTTATTGACCCAGGTCTTAGCACCGAAGAAAAAGTTTTGGTGGCAGCACGTACGGGTTCTTCGTTGTCGAGTATTACTCGCGGTCAGGATGGTACTACTGCTGCTTCTCATGCTGCTGGTGCTACTTGTTACCCAGTTTTTACTGCTACTGACGCTGACCAAGCAAACGCGGTTGCTTCTAAGTTGACGACCAAGGGTGACTTGTTGGTCACTACTGGGTCGGTATTGAATCGTTTGCCTGTTGGTACTAACGCTTACGTTTTGACTGCGGATTCGACTGCTGCGAACGGTGTAGCATGGGCTGCTACTGCGGCTGCTGGTGGTTTGAACACAACAACCGAAGGAGCATTATTCATTATGGACGTAGGAGTTTAATATGGCATCAGGCGACAGAACAGAATCACGACTTTCGGGTGGTACAGCCCCCGTACAGTTGGGTACTACTTCGACAACGTTGTGTACGGTAACAGCAGGTCATACTTTTGTGGTGAAGCAAATTATTATTGCTAATACGGATACGGTTGACCGTACTGTGACTTTGGCTATTGGTACTTCGGCTACGGCTGCTAATCGTTTGATGTCTAATTTGCCGATTGGTGCGAATGATGTGATGATTTGGGATACGGCACTTGTGTTGTTGACTACGGAAACTTTGACTGGTTTGTCGGATGCGGCAAGCAAGGTGAATGTGACTGTTGTTGGTTGGGATAAGACAAACTAAGTATGGGTATTCGTACACCGTATGGCGTGTTGGCTTTGAAGGGCTACGGCTATGGTGCTGCTACAGGTGGCACATCGTCAAGCATCACGGTCAGTGGCGAAAGTTATACGCTTTTAGCGTTTACTAGTGACACCAACTTAGTTGTATCTAAAACAGGTTTGTTTGATGTGTTGATGATTGGTGGCGGTGGTGCAGGTGCTTGGGGCGCATTATCTACAAACATTGGCGGTGGCGGCGGCGGTGCAGGCGGGTTGTTTCAACAAACAATTTATTTAACTGCCGCAACTTATGCAGTAAAAATTGGTGCAGGTGGAACAGGTAGTACAAGCGGCGGTAACGCAGCGTCAACAGGTTTTGGTACTTCAATTGGCGCAGTCACAGGTGGTTTATATGTGTCAGGCGGCGGCGGTGGTTCTGGTGGGGCTAACTCTGCTGGCACTGGTCAAGGCGTACCGCAACGCGGTGGTTGTGGTGGTGGCGGTGACGGTTATTACAACACGGCTGGCGCAGTAGCAATGAACTCTACTTTTGGTTTTGCTGGTGGTAACGGTTACGGTTCGGCAAACTATTCGGGTGGCGGCGGTGGTGGCAATCAAGCCGTTGGTGCTAACGCGACCGCATCAGCGGGCGGTGCAGGCGGCACAGGCAATTCAACGATTCTAAGTACTTTTACAGGTGCAACGATTACCACAACATTGTGTGTTGGTGGTACAGGGGCAACAAGTACAACAATGACTGGTACAGCAGGTGCAGCAAACACAGGCAACGGTGGCGGCGGTTCATCAGGCAACAACAACGGTGCGGCAGGCGGAAGCGGAATTGTTTATGTGAGGTTTAAGGTATGAGTCAGTATTTTGCACAAGTCACTAATGGTGTTGTCACGGATGTTGCTGTTGTTACAGCAGAGTTTATGGCTGCAAACCCTGACCGCTATGAAGGCACTTGGCACGAAACCTTTTTTGATACGGCAGGTAAAACTTATGCTGGTATTGGTTACACATGGAATGGTGTAGATTTTGTTGCACCAATAGTTGAGGAGCCAGTATGACAATTTCTGCTACAACACAAGGTCTACGCATGGGTGTAGCCACATCTACGTCTCGACCTACGGTTCCGTTTGATGGTCAAGTTATTTCGGAGACTGATACTGATTCGTTGAAGGTGTATAACGGTACTTCGTGGTTGCCCGTTGGCGGTCTTGTTTTTATAACATCAGGAACGGTTACCGCTGGTTCGTCTTTAAGTTTTGATAATTGTTTTAGCGCAACTTACGCTAATTACAGAATTATTTTAACGCACACAGCGGCAAACAACCCAACCGTTCGTTTAAGGGCAAGTGGCACAGATATAACGGCAGCAAACTACGATATGAACACGCCTAATTATCAAACTGGTGCGTTTGGCGGTTCAACAAGCAACAGCGCTACATCGTGGACTGTTGGAAACGGAGCAGGATATGCACGAGAAATTATTGAACTTGGTAATCCGTTTGCCGCAACCAACACAGCAATTACGGTTGATTTTGGCAGAACAGATGCAAGCATTTGGCAGTTTATGGGTGGTCGTTACAACGCAACAACAAGCGCCGATGGCTTTACCGTTTTAGGTAGTTCAATTACAGTCACAGCCCGCGTTTATGGATATGTAAATAGTTAGGAAATGACATGGCAAAAGTAATAGTTATCGACGCAGTTACAGGCAATGTAATTGAACGTGAACAAACAGACGCAGAATTAGAACAAGAAACAAACGATGCAGCCGAAGCACAGGCATTAGCCGTAACAGCCGCAGAAAAAGTGACTGCCCGTGAAGCGTTGCTTACTAAACTTGGTATCACCGATGCCGAAGCACAACTATTGTTGGGAGGTATGTAATGCCGTTGTCTACCGTTTTGGGTGCGCAATCGTTGGTTCAGCCTGCTGTGTGTACTACTGCTACTCGTCCTGCGTCACCGTACACAGGTCAAGCAATTTATGACACGACTTTGTCGCAGGCGTTGGTGTGGAACGGCACAGCGTGGGTGGTGCAAACGGCTGGTGTCGTGCAAGTAAAATCTACAACGGTGACTGCATCAACTTTTAGTACTGCGTCATCATCTTTTGTTGATGTAACTGGTTTGTCTGTGTCTATTACACCTACAAGCGCAAGCAACAAAGTTTTAATTATGTCTGTTTTTTCATGCGGTTTAAGTGCCCCTACAGAAGTTCCTGTAATGCAATTTGTTAGAGGTGCTACCGCTATTGGTCTTAGTACTGGTGGCGGTTCACAAACAGGCACGCTTGTCGGCGAAGTAAGAACTCAAGACCGTTCATATAATTTTTCTATGCAATTTTTAGACAGCCCTGCAACAACATCGGCAACAACTTACAAAGTGCAAACTAAAGCATTAGGCGGTGGTTACACTTTTTATTTGAATAGGCGTGGTAGTTCAGACCAAGACAACAGCATTAGCACAATCACAGTAATGGAAGTAACACCATGACCGATTACGCAGTAGTTTTGACACGCCGTTATCAAGGCAAAGAATGGACTACGGTTGGTGGCGAGTACACAGACATTCTTTGGCACAGTGAAGGAACGAAGCCAAGCAAGTCCGTACTTGACGGCTTATGGGCATCAGTTCAACAGGAGATTGCTGACGAACCAGCAGCCAAACTTGCAGCCAAGCAAGCCGTTCTAGACAAGTTAGGTTTGACAGCCGATGAGGTCACAGCACTTCTCGGCTAACCGTTGGCTGATATTTGCGCCAGTAGCAATACTCGCACTGTTCGCACAACCCGCCAAAGCAGACGTTACAGGACTGTACGCACGATATTATACGGTCGACGAGATACCACCGATACAGAGCGACAACGCGTATCCGTTGTGCGGTGAAGAACAAGAAAACAACATCAACCGCAGTTTCGACGGTGAGCCTTTTCTACCTTGCGGTGATGACCTGTTCATGGTGCACTACCAAGGATTCGTACAGATACCTGCACACGACACGATCAAGTTTTGGGTGGCAAGCGACGACGGCGGCACAGTAAAAATCGGAACACACGAGTTTGGTGCTTGGCAAGATCAAGGCTGCAGCGCCACCGAAACAAGTGAGATCCAACTTGACGCAGGAACGCAAACGCTCGACGCTTGGTTTTATGAGAACGGCGGCGGCACTTGTTTTATGCTAGCGTGGAATATCGACGATCAAGGTTGGGAGATCGTACCTGACGAAGCGTACACAACTGAAGAGATACCGACCGATACGACAGTGCCCGACACGACAGTTCCAGCCGATACGACTACATCAACGGAGACGACAATATGGGAATCTACAACAACATACACAACGTCGACGACGAGCACTTCTATTACTGCACCGTCTACGACTGTGACTGCGACAAGCGCACCGATTACTACGACACTTCAAACAACAACTACAGAAGCAGCACCACCGCAGACAACAACTACAGAAGCAGCAGCACCGCAAACAACAGAAAACCCAACGAGTACGACACAACCAAGTAGTCCATCTACTGACGCCCCACCAGATACCACAGTGCTAGATACGCCAACGGTAGAGACAGAACCACCACCAACAGAGACATCAATAGCGGAAGTCGAAACAACCACCACAACAGAAACACCACAAACAGAAACGACAACAACAGAAACATCTGTCTATTCTAGCCCAACGACAGACGCTGTGCCAGTACCTGAAGAAGAAGACCAGCCGATCACCGCTGCTGTTTTCGCAGCCGCAATCGATGAACTTGACACAGCGACACCAGCCGAAGTAGTAGCCGTCATCGAAGCCCTGCTAGCCTACAAACTGACCAGCGACCAAGCAACAGAACTGGTCACCTCGCCAGCAGTGCTCGCCGCAGTCGACGAACAACAAGCACACGAACTGTTTGCACAGGTAGACATCGAGAACATCGACGCTACAGTGTTGGCGATCTTGGTAGCCGTAGTGCAAGACGCACCAGTCGAGGTACGTACCGCATTCGAAGATGAGATCAACATATTCGGCGGTCAAGTAGACACCTACGTGCCACTCGGCTCTGTGGTAACGGTGGGTGTGCG